ACATGTTGTTAAATGTAACTACTGTTGATGATGTAATTGAAATTGGTATAGTATCATTACCGTTGATAGGAACTAATGGTGATCGTTATATTATATCAGGTAATCCAGAAGTATCATTAGAAGGTAAAGAATATCAAATTGCAATCTTAAAAGATAGTTTAACTAACACATGGATATATCAAAAACCAATAGTTAATGATTGCGTGTATATTATTAATAGAGGTACAAAATATGTGTATACATCACAAGGGTGGTGTGTTCCTGTTTATGATATACCATTGAAAATAAGCGCTGAAGTAATTAAAAGTCCAGCTCTTAGTGTTTCAGAAACATCTTTGATTGATTCAATTAAAACTGCAATTCTTGATAGGTATAAAGATAATTTTGGAGCTGATACTACTATATATCGATCTGAAATTATTGAAACAATTCAAGCTGTACCTGGTGTTTCGAATTGTAGATTAATTGAACCAAAGACAAGTATATTCTTTAATTATGATATTGATAAATTTACTCAACAAGAATTACTTGATTATACTCCTGAAATGGTTTATTTTACTGCAAATGATATTTCAATTTCTTTAATTACAACTCAATTCTTTTAGGATACAAGGATTAAATAAATGCAACAATTACTTGAAAAAGCTACAATAGATTATCCAGAATTGAAAAGGTATATTCTAAAGATTGTTACTGATTCTTTGTCCATAGTAAGCGAACCATGTAAGTATCCAGAAACTAAAAAACATTACTATGAATTGTTAAGACATTGTGATTTAACAGAAACAGATGTAAAAGATTTCACAAAGAGATTTTGGAAGGGAACAAAACAATCTACGTGGAATTTACAGAATGATCCGATTACAATGTTATATGTAGCACTTATGAATTATTCTTTAGTTCATCAGAATGATAATCAAACATATTCAATAATTTGTGCATTTTTAGGAATCAGATATTATACTAACTTAATGTCTATCAATATCAAGTACTGTAATCCTGAGTATTTTAAGTACGCTTTAAATGCTGTATTCAAAACTCATCTGTTTACTAGAGAGGGATCTATTGCAGCTGCTATCATGCACTTGTCAAAGGAATTGCAAACTAGATTTACTCCAAGAATTATTAAGATGGAACCAGATGGGGTAGCTGCATTTATTACTGAATACAGAACTAGAATGGCTCAAAGTGTGAAGAAGTTTGCAGCAGTATATTATGATGCTGCTAAACATGGGATGAAAGTAAAGAATCCTTATGAGGACGATGAGAGTCAGATTTATCAAGACTTAGATAAAACTAATCATGTTTCTGCAGAGGTTGCGAAGAAGATTTGTGTATATAAAACTAAAGATATGAAAGCTTTAGAAAGTTCGAAAAAACTCACCAAAATCAATTCAAAACTCGCCGCTACAATGGTTGATGAAGTTCATAATACCATTTATATCGACCAAGTTAGAATCGCATTTGACCTGTTTTTGAAGGATGTAAAGAATATCAAAAATATATGTGATAAAGACTATTATGGTTATTTAAGATCATTAATCTCATCCAAAAAACAAACAGATTCTTTAACTTTAAGAAAACACATCTCAGACCTGACAGTTTTGATCATGCAGAATTTGAAGTTTGATTCTAAGTTTCAAAGTTTTACTGCACAAACAAAACTGTCAGTCTATTTATTTCTAGCTTACTATTTGACTGGGGTTTTAAGAAATACAATTTGTTATCAAATGTACGCTAACTATAAAGGTTAAGTAGCTGTCCAATTTGTATTATTAGACGCATCAATCAAACTTTGATTTACTCTACTTTTAGTAGCATTAGTAGTATCATTGTATATACTAGACGGACTTGTTAACTGTCTAGCATTTTGAACTCTATTCAAACTATTCTGCACATCCAAATTCGGCATAGAACCTATGCTTGGTATATTCGGCATTAGGTTCTGTGTCATATTTGATCCTATTGATTTAATCATACTATCCGCAGTTGAATTTCCTGTACTTGGTATCATATTAGTTAATGAACTGATACTGGGGATATTAGGCATATTTGGAATCATACTCTGAATATTTCCAATACCAGGTATACTAGGAATTGAACTTCGAATTAAGTTAGTAATTGATCCAATACTAGGGATACTTGAAGTTATTGGGTTTGATCCTCTAACAGAATTTATAAAAGGTGAGTTAGCTACCCCATCAGGATTAACCCACTTACCTGGATTAATACTTCCCATATTCCCAACAATCTTATCAGGATTAACCCAAGGTTGTCCGCCTCCAGTAACTTGTTTTACTACATTTCTAAGAGGTCCAGTATTTTGAACCATAGTTGGAACGCCTGGAACTTTTACAGAATTTGCTAGTTTTCCTAAAAACATATCACTAGTTCCAACCATAGTCTCAACTTTCTTTTCAGTAGCCATCGCTGATAGATAGTTATGAAGTGTTGGTCTTTTATCTCCAAATTTATTCATTCCATCAGCATCAGTTTCAATTATCATACTATTGAACAAACTTCCGAAATCAATTCTTACATCAACGATTCCTAATCTTTGATTCCATGCAATTGATTGTTGATCACCACCTTTGATAACTGATACATTTGAAATAAAAGCTGGTGTAACATTAGCTATTCCTGGTATATCAATCTTATGTAGAAATGGCCACTTAATAACTGTTCCATCTTGTGATTGTGGACATCCTAATATTAATAATGCAGCTAATGGACCAATGATATATTTTTGAGTAGATTGTTCATTTCCAGGATTAGGATTGTATAATCTAATAGTCATTGAATACGATGGGGTAAATGAACTATTTTTCCATACCATTGGAAAATCTACTCTACCACCTGACGCCATTGCAACTACTGTATTAGCTAGATTTTTTGCTAATGGACTACTACTATTACTAAGATTTTTAGTGAATCCGGAAGCGACCCCCATTGCTTCAGCTAAAGCATCGCCTGCAAAAGATAATTTAGTCCCTTTTAAAGATTCTGAAACATCTGCTCCAAAATCCATCGGATTTCCAACCATCTGTGCGATATCAGATACCCCACTAGAAACCATACTTGTAGCTTTTTCTAAGAAAGATTGATCATAAGTATTTTGAAAATTGTCTGCTGGAAAATTATCAGCTTGAAAACACACTGATAAAAATCCTCGTCCAGAACTAGAGTAATCATACCCATGTAACTGTAAAATTTCAATGAATTTACCCCACGCAGGTTCTGCAGTAAATACAGTTGCCCCCATTGTAGCTTGAGATGTGCATGGTGTTATTCTAGCGATTGGAAATGCGTTATTTCTTAGAGCTTTAGATGGATTACAATCAAAAGCTTCTGGTGGTAATCCTAAAACATCTGGTATAGAGATAGAAGTTACTCCCATATAATTCTCCTTAGTTTAACCCTCTGCCATCAGCGATTCCATCTAAAGTTGGATCACTATTATTTTGATTTCCGCCACTGGTGTTTTGAATATTAGTAATAGTTTTTGTAGAATTATTAATACTAGCATTCATATTACTCAAATTTTGATTTAAGTTATTTAACCCACCTGTAGATAATTTAGTATTTTCTTTAATTGCATCAGTATTAGTAGACATTAACTTATTCTGTTCCGCAAGCGAATCTTGTTCAACACCTTCTTTCATAGTACCCATGTTAGCTAAATCTTTCTGACCAACCTCAGGTTTCTTTTTAGATTCAGAAACTTTCTTTAAATAATCATTTGCGTAATCTGGAATCTTTCCTGTTTTTAATAAAGAATAACCAATATCTAATCCAGTGGTATCTTCACTAGAACTTTTAAATGCGCCAATATCATCTTTAAATTTGATATTAGCTATTTGACTAACTCTATCATTCTTAAATCCTTTTTCATACCCTTTTAATAACTCTCTAGATATATACAGACCTTTTTCAAGAGGACTTCCACCTTCCGATAACTTTAATCCATAAGTATTAGCAAGACCTTCAATTTTATTTGTTAATTCAAAGTTAGTATTTTGTTTAACTGCATATCTATCATTATAATCTTTTGTTACACTATCTTTAACTGCATTTATCTTACTAACAGCTAAATTTATTTTTTCAGTAGAAGTTCCTTTTTCATCAATTCTAGCCTCATCTTCTGGTGTAAAAGTAGATTTGATAGCATCTTTTCCTTTATTATAAAGATCTGATGCTACGCCAGCAGTTCCTTTTGCAGCATTTTTTGCTAAATTTGCAGCGTAAGCTTTTTGAAATGCGGGAGGTAATCTTGATAAATCATCTGCTGCATTAATAGATTCTTGCAAAGAGCCAGCTACAGCTCCTGAAGCGTTAACTAAAGTCTTTTTACCTTGTTTAGCTAAATCAGATGCGGTAGATGATATACTTTGAATAGTTCCATTATTCTTTACCCCATCTGATATTTTATCAGCATAAGGACCTAGTTCAGATTTTAAAGCTTGATAATAAGCAGATGATTTGGATGATACATCACCTGAAATAGCTACTATAGAACCTTTACCAGCATCAACGAGTGGTAAAATCTCATTAGTTAAAGTTGAATATATTTTACCGCCTTCAGTTTTATAAATAGATGGAACATTATATTTATCTACTAACTGTCCCATATTATTAACTGAATATTCAACAAAAGATTTTGATTTATCTGAATAGATTTTAATCTTATCTTTAATTACAGAATTAATAGAACTAATTTCATCATTCCTTCCAGTAAATGTTGGAATATTTGACAATCTTTCAGCTGATAAAGAATGTATGTTTCTTCTTTGACTATCAAAGAATTCTTGATTAACATTTTGAACTGGATTAACTCGAGAATTTTTACTTCTGGTTGCAGCTCCTTCAAATTCATAAGGTCTATCAACATAAGCTGATGATAGTTGTTTCTTCATTGCTTCTTCAACCATTTTCTCAGAAAGAACATATTCACCAGCTTTTAATATAGCGGGTTTTTCTTGTCCTTTTTTACCATCTACAAATCCACCTTGATGATATAATTTAACTTGATCTATTACAGGTCCACCTTGTTTTTCAAATACAGCTGCTGGTCCATTATTAAAATATCCAGGATCACCTGTAGCTATAACCTTAGCATTTTCAACAGCTCGTTCAGGTACTTGTCTAGCATATTTTGATGTCATGATGTCAGCAGCTGCAGTATCATAATCACCTTTCGCTAAATGAGATCTCATTGTCGGCCACTTTTCAACACTTCCCATGTTATAGGTCATGTCAGTGATAGCGCCTTGTCTAGCAGAATCTAAACTTTTAAATTCTGGAAGTTGCTCAGCCTTATTTTTATGTTTATCATAATCTTGATCATACAAAGATTTAGCTTCATTAGTACTTATATGAGATGGTAAAGCTTGCAAACTATTTGAAAAATGTCCAGCTCCTATAGAGAAACCACCCGCATCAGGATATGGTGTTTGAACAATAGCTTCATGTGATAAAGTCGCTTGTTTTGCAACACTATTTATTGGAGTATCACCGACATTATTCTTTTTAGATGTATCAAATGATGCATTATACCCACCATTCAAAACAGATGTTGACCCGGCTGCAGTTGTAGCAGCCACTTTATGAGATGAAGCCATTCCTTTTTGTGTATAATCAATAGCAGGTTTAGCAGGATTTGCAGAATTCTTTTCGTTAGGG